ATTGGAAATGGTTACAAGACAAGATGTTTCAAATGGTAAACATAGTTAATGATAGTGTTTTTCATTTTGATGTTGATGGTTGTGATGATGAATTAAAACTAATAGAATACCAAGATGGTGGATTCTACGGATGGCACACAGACTTTAATGCAGGTAGTTGTTCCAACAGAAAAATTGTAGGAATTATTCAATTGACAGACCCAAGTGAATACGAGGGTGGAGATGTTCAGTTCGGTATTCAAGATAAAGATACAAAAGAGTGGTATACAATGAACAAGTTAAAAGGTTCATTAACATTATTTCCGGCATTCCTATGTCATAATGTAGTGCCAGTAACAAAGGGTAAACGATATGTAATCCAAGAGTTATTTGTAGGAGACCACTTTAGATAATGTATAATCCAATTGATATGTCAACACTTAAAGCAAACCCAAAATTTAGGTGGTTTGTTGAAAGAGAAAACTTTTTCTCACAAGAGGAATGTGATGATTTGAAGAAGGTTATTGATACACAATCTACAAGGCAGAATGGCTATTATAAAGACACACGAGATGATGAGGAACATCAGAGCGCTTGTGTAATTAATATTAAAAAGACAGATGATTCAAAATTATTAGATAAATTCTGGATGGTATTGAAACTTTCAAACATACGATATTGGAATTATGATATACAGGGAATTTATAGAAATAGAGTCCAAGCACATAGATATGATGTAGGTGACCACTATTTACCACACGCAGACTTTCATTGGATGGATGACCATAGCACTACTAAATTAACTTGTATTATATTTTTAAATGATGATTATGAGGGTGGAGAATTTAAATTTTTTGACAATCATATAATAAAACCAAAGACAGGTAAATTAGTTATACATCCAGCAGTTGCAGGACACGAGGTAATGCCAGTAACTAAGGGGGCAAGATACTCTTGTGTTGCTTGGGGAGTAGGAGATACCTTTGTATAAAACTTTGGTAGTATCAACCGAAAGGTGTGGTTCTACAAACTTTATGAAAACATTAGAGTTAATTTATAATGGAAAGTTTTGGGAACATCCAATTTTTAATGATTTCAAATCACAAATAGATAATATTGGATTCAGAGAGTTTATGGATAAGAGTTATCAGTTAAGTGATTTTATGGGAACAAAGATTGTCTATAAAAATAATGATATGTTTGTCAAAGATTTAATTGACTATCACGATAAAGTTTTTTTATTAGTTAGAAATAATTTGTTTGAACAAGTTATATCATTACACATAGCAAATGAAACTGATATATTCCACGAAGCAACCGATATATCAGTAAAGGCATTAAGTTTAGATAAATTAAAAGACAGCGTCGTAGAATTGAGAGAAATAAACAATAAACTTACAAAATTAGTTGATAGAAGAAGTATTCTAACTTATGAAAAGGTAAAAAATATTTTAGTTGGTAAAAAAGTTAATATAGAATACACTCAAATTGAAAATATAAATGAGTTACTTGAAGAATATAAATTAAACAAGGAGTTTTATACCTATGATTACTAATGATACATTTGAATTTGTAGTACACAAAGAAAACTTCTTATCAGAAAGTCAATGTGTAAAACTAATGAGGTATCTTGAGAGAAATGAACCAACGATATCAGAACTTGCTGGTAAATATGACGATAACATTACGAACAAAGAGGTTCGTGATAATCAAGAAGTCAAAATCAATGACGAAAAACTAAACAATAAATTAAAAATGGTATTTGAATTGGCAAATCACTCTATATTTAAATACAATATACAAGAATTAGAATCAGTAAAGATATTAAAGTATGGTGTTGGTGGTAAATACAAATGGCATACTGATTGTGGAGCAAAAGAAACTTCCACAAGAAAACTAACTGCCATTGTTCAGTTGTCAGATGAAACAAACTATGAAGGTGGAGATTTAGAGTTCGGTATCACGGACGAGACAGGCAAACATAACCATAAGGCCAAGAGAACACGAGGTAGCATAACTATCTTTCCAGCATTTCTATCACATAGAGTTACACCAATCACAAAGGGAACGAGACACTCACTAATAACTTGGATGAATGGTGATTGTTTTAAATAATTTACATTTTCAGGTTCACACAAACTATTTATTTATATCTAAGGTTATTCACTATGAAAACAAAAACACTATTTGACCACATAAAACAAGTTACAAATGTTCAGAACCAATTGTATTGGGACAACATTACAGACGCAGATAAAAAGACCTGGTCTAATTATATGGTGCATAGATTTTTATCAATGAAAGCTGAGTGGATAGAAGTTGTAAATGAAATACAACAATATTGGGAATTGAAACCAAAGTCGGTTTATCAATTCTATACAAATCTACTACCAAGAGGAAATACATACTTACCATATGTTAAATCTAAGAAGAAATCTAAGATTGAAAAGTGGGCTATGGATATATTATGTGAACACTTTGAAGAAAGTTCACAAAATATTGAGAAAACACTTGACATTATGGGTAAAGATGTTGTATATTCAATTATATCAAAGTATGGTGTAGATGAAAAACAACTAAAAAAAATATGGAGTAAATAATGATTAAAGACGCACCAACAAAAGTTATTGATGATGTCGGTCAAGAATATGACCCGACACAAGGTATGCCAGTAGAGGTAGCATATGGAAATGCTAACGGAGATGATGATGTCGTTGGATATATGGAGAACACATATCCTGAAATGACACAAGAATTTAAAAACATACAACGAGAACAATATGAATTGTTTTGTAGAAAGCAGTTTGATTATGGCCCACAAAATATAGCAGTGGGAACAATATTAAAAACAAAAGAAGATATTAAGTTATCATTGTTAGGTGTTTGGTTTCGTATGAACGACAAGATAGAAAGATTAAAAACATTACTGATGAGAGATGATAACCACGCAGTTGAAAAAGAGGGTGTGGTTGATAGTTTTTCAGATGTATCAAATTATGGGGTTATGGCACAAGTCGTAGCAAGAGGCAAATGGGCAAAATAGGAATTATAGGACAAGGATATGTAGGTAGTGCTATCAGAATTGGTTTTGAACCACATTATGAAGTATCAACATACGACAAGTATGACTTAGCTAAGTCAACGCATAGTAAATTATCTGATGTAGTAAAGAACTCAGATGTTATATTTGTATGTGTTCCAACACCAATGAAGAAAGATGGAACTTGTCATACTGATATCGTAGAGGATGTCATTAGTGAAATAAATGAATGTGGTAATGGGGAAGTTGTAGTGATTAAGTCTACGATTCCACCAGGCACAACTGATAGGTTACATAGAAAGTATAAAAACATTGATGTTATATTTAATCCAGAGTTCTTAACCGAAGCAAACTTCATTGAAGACTTCAAGAACCAAAACAGAATTATATTGGGTGGTGTTCGTAGAGGAACTACAAAACTAAGACAGATATATTCTAAAGTATTTCCACACGCAACAATCGTCAAGACGGGCGCAAAACACGCAGAAATGGTAAAGTATTTTACCAATTGTTTCTTAGCAACTAAAGTATCGTTTGCCAATGAGATGAAATACATATGTGACAATATAGATTTAGATTACGATAAGGTTGTGGAGTATGCAACATATGATGAAAGATTAGGTAAATCACATTGGGGTGTTCCAGGTCCTGATAATGATTTAGGATTTGGTGGACATTGTTTACCAAAAGATTTATCAGCAATGATTAATGGGTTCGATACATTGGGATTGTTAGAAGCAGTAGAAAATGTAAATGACCAAGTTCGTGAGAACAGAGATTGGGAACAGATGAAAGGTAGAGCAGTAGTAGATGGGTAAAATAAGTTATAGTCAGTTCAGTATGTGGGACAAATGTCCTTATACTTGGAAAGCAAACTATGTGGATAAAGCAGAGACTTTCAAGGGTAATATATACACCTTGTTTGGTTCAGCACTACACGAAACAATTCAGGCATATCTCGTGTGTTTCTATGAGAGAACAATTAAAGAAGCAGATGCCTTACCATTAGAAGAAATCCTAATGTATCGTATGAAAGAAAGCTACAAACAATCTAAAGAACAACACGGAGATGACTTCGAAGTTACTAAAGAAGATATGGCAGAATTCTATCAAGACGGAGTAAATATTATTGAAGAGTTCTTAAAGAAGAAAACAAGATACTTTTCAAAGAAGAATACTGAATTGGTTGGTATTGAGATGATTTTAGATTATGATATTTCTGAGAAGATGAAGTTCAAAGGTTATATGGATGTAGTTCTACACGAAAAGAAGACAGGTCGTATGAGAATTATCGATATCAAGACAGCTACTATGGGTTGGAACAAGTATATGAAAGCCGATAAGAACAAAACCAATCAGTTATTATTATATAAACATTTTATGTCAAAACAGCTAGATATTTCGGTAGATAAAATAGATGTTGAATATTTAATATTAAAGAGAAGATTATATGAGAATATGATGTATCCACAAAACAGAATACAATCGTTCTCACCAGCAAGTGGTAAACCAAGTATCAATAGAGTTATGAGTAGATTAGATGACTTTATGAAAGAGTGCTTTGACGAAGATGGAAATGTAGTCGTTAATGAATATGAAAAATGTGCCAAACACGTAAAGTGTAGAAGTTGTAAGGACTTATAGGAGAATGAGATGATAGTGCCAGTATTAAGATTAAAGTTGTCAGATTTTTTAGGAACAGACTTTGAGTCAGAAGTTTTAACAAAATTACACGATATAAATAATGAAGGACATTTTCCACCATTTGAAATATATCTATGGTATGACAGGGATAATGATAAAGTTGACTTAAGTCGTTTGAAAGATTTTATCATCGATTGGGAAAGTAAAGGAGACTTTAAAAGCAAGACTATTATTGTTCCTGAATTCTTTGACAGACCAGTAGATTTTATTTGGTTTGATATATTACCAAATGAAGTATGTAATAACAATTCTATACAATATTCAAGATTCAGATGGAATTATTCAGACCCAAAGACTGGCATTTTACGAGGATTAGATGAATTTGTTAAAACATACGAGTTTACAATTGCAGACAAACTACCAAAAAAGCAAAAAAGAAATGATGATGAAAATAGCAATCATAGGAAGTAGAACTTATACGAATAAGAAAAAGATTCAAGACTTTTTGTTCAGATTAAAAATGGAACATAAAGATATGGAAATCGTTAGTGGTGGAGCAAAAGACGGAGCAGATAAATACGCAAAAAGATTCGCATTAGAATTTGGATTAAAGTATTCAGAGTTCCCACCACAACACCAAACACACAACCAACATTGTATAATGGATGCCTACAACTATGGTAAAGAATATAACGTTGGATATTACCACAAAAGAAATAAAGATTTAGTAAAGTATAGTGATAAAATTGTAGCATTTGTTAAAGATGACACAATAACCAATGGGACAAAGTCAGCATTGGAATATTGTAAAAAAAATAATAAAAAATTCGTTATTTTGAGTTAAAGATGATATTTATATATACATATATACAGAAACAATTATGAGTAGAAACAAAGAAGAAAAATTAACATCAGTAAAAGTGATTGACGAACTCTATAAGAAATTTAGAGAGAAATCTATTCGTGAAGACTTTTCATTACAAAAATTAGTAAATCGTAGTTTAGATTTATTTGTTTATGATGAGGAGTTTGCTAAAAAGGTTATGGAATATAGTGAGTTAGAAGAGAGCGGTTCAAAATATTAACAAATACAAAGAGGTTGTATGTCAACAATTAGTTTACCAAAATTAAAAAAAGTTACAGAAGTTAAAAAGAAAAAGATTTTATTATTATCAGATGACCTGAGAATGTCAAGTGGTGTCGGTACAATGTCAAGAGAGATTGTTATGGGAACTATTGACAAGTATGATTGGGTTCAAATAGCTGGAGCTATAAAACATCCAGACGCTGGTAAAGCAGTCGATATGTGTGATAGTGTTAGAGAGGAATCAGGAGTTGAAGACGCTTATCTAAAATTGTATCCAGTTGATGGGTATGGTAATCAAGAATTATTAAGGACATTACTCAAAACAGAAAAACCCGACGCAATCCTACACTACACAGACCCAAGATTTTGGAAGTGGTTGTATGATATGGAACACGAGATAAGACAAGAGACACCTATATTCTATTATAATATATGGGATGACTTACCTTATCCTATGTGGAACGAACCATTTTATGAGAGTTGTGATTTGATTATGAATATTTCTAAGCAAACACACAATATCGTTCAGAATGTATGTCAGAATAAACCAAGAACAGATTGGGATTCAACATATGTACCACACGGAATCAACGAAAAGTTTTTTTATCCAGTTAAAAATGAAAAAGAAAGATTGGAAATGAATAAAATGAAATCAGAACTATTTCAAGGTAAAGATTTAGATTTTGTTTTATTTTACAACAATAGAAATATCAAGAGAAAACTTACATCTGATGCCATTATGGCATTTAAAACATTTGCAGATAAGTTACCAAAAGAAAAAAGAGATAAAACTGCATTTGTCCTACATACACAGCCAGTAGACCAACACGGAACAGATTTACCGGCGGTTGTTGAAGCTATGTGTCCAGATTTAAACATTATATTCTCTACACAAAAACTATCAAATCAACATCTGAATTATCTATACAACATAGCAGATGTCACAATCAATATCGCATCCAACGAGGGATTCGGATTAGGAACAGCAGAATCATTGATGTGTGGAACACCAATCATTGTTAATGTTACAGGTGGATTACAAGACCAATGTGGTTTTAGATTAAAAGATAAACACATTACCTATCAAGATTATGCAGAGATTGAATCTCTACACGATTGGAGAAAGTGGGAAAACAATGAAGACTTAACTCACGGAGAGTGGGTAAAGCCAGTATGGCCTAAGAGTCGTTCGTTACAAGGTTCAATACCAACACCATATATCTTTGATGATAGATGTGATTGGGTTGATGTATCAGAAAGAATTGGAGAATGGTATGAAGCCGGTAAAGAAGAAAGAGATGAATGTGGATTTAAAGGACACGAGTTCGTATGTAGTGATGAAGCTATGATGAGTGCAAGAGCAATGTGTGGATTATTTATTGACCATATGGACACTGCATTTGACAAGTGGACACCAAGAAAACGATTTGAAATTATGGGGGTTAAATAATGAATAAACCAATGATATTAGTAACAGCACCAGTCAGAACAAGAAGTGGATATGGAAATCATTCAAGAGATATTTGTAGAGCATTAATTGAATCAAACAAATATGATGTAAGAATACAGGCGGTTCGTTGGGGAACAACACCTATGAATGCCTTAGAGGAAGATAACTTTATTCATCAAGAGATTGATAAAAGAATATTAAGACAACCAAATCTTGAAAGACAACCTGATGTACATTTACATATTGTTGTTCCGAATGAGTTTACACCGATAGCTAAAAAGAATATTGGTATCACAGCAGGTATTGAACATACGGTTCCACCAGCAAATTGGATTGAAGGTGTCAATCGTATGGATTTAACGATTCTAACATCAGAATGGGCAAGTGAGGGATTTAAAAGCACTTCATTTGATAAAGTTGATAACAACCAAAAAAAGAAAGTTGGTGAACTAAAATTAGAAAAACCAACTGAAGTGTTGTTTGAAGGTGCAGACCCAAATATATACAAAGAAACAAAAGAACTATCTAAAGATTTAAAAGAGGAATTCTCAAAAATAAATAATGATTTTTGTTTTCTCTATGTAGGACATTGGTTACAAGGTAAAATGGGTGAAGATAGAAAAGATACAGGTATGATGTTGAAAGTATTCTTGGAAACATTCAAGGGTATGGAAAACAAGCCGGCACTAATTATGAAAACAAGTGGGGCAGGATTTTCAGTCATTGATAGAAAAGACATACTTGATAAAATATCTATGATTACAAAGACTATCCAAGGTGATTTGCCAGATGTATATTTATTGCACGGAGACTTAACTGATGAAGAGATGAATCAAATGTATAATCATCCAAAAGTAAAAGCACATTTATCTTTTACTCACGGAGAAGGATTCGGAAGACCATTATTAGAAGCATCATTTAGTGGTAAACCAATCATAGCACCTATCTCAACAGGTCAAGCAGACTTCTTGGATAAAAATTATACGATAGAACTACCACATATATTGACAAAGGTTCCAACAGGAGCATTTCCAAAAGACTTTCATAATGCAGAAGCTCAATGGTCTACGGTAAATTATGGAATGGCTGGTAAAATAATGAGACAAGTCTTTGAAAATTATTCGAAGTTTGAACTCAAGGGTAAAAAGCAAATGATTGTAAATAGACAATTATTCACTCACGAAAAAATGAGTGAGAAACTAATATCTATTGTGGATAATATGTTAGAGAGTGTTCCACAGCCAGTAAAGCTAAAGATACCGAGTCTAACAAAAGAACCAACTAAATTAAAATTACCAACATTAAAAAAGGGATAATATGGCAGAAGTAAAAATAACTTGTCCAAATTGCTTTAACGATAAACAATGTTTTGAGGATAAACTAGAAATAGAACAATTCAGTTCATTTATGTGCTTTGCTTGTGGATTTGCAAGTAACACACTATACAAGAATGATTCCGAAGAATTGAATAAAGTAAAGGAATCATCAACACAATTGATGAGAGAAATATCTATGTATGATTATGATAGAGAAATACATTGGTATCCATCTATTCTTAATATGGGAAAGATGGGGATGATATATCCTGATGGAACAAAAGATAATTGGAGTTGGAAGTTAGCAGAGGTTCGTAAATTATCAGAAGAAGAACAAAAAGACCCGAAGTATGAGGGACACGAACACACATTGGATATCGACAATGCAAAAGAGTATGGACAATACGAGTTTATGGAAGCTTGTGTAGAAATGGGAATCATTAAAGAATTATGAAGAACACGGCTTGGACTAACGTAGAATCAGGACAAATAGTATCATTTAGATATAAATCTGAAGATGGTAGAAGTGTAAACAGAACAGTGTTATGTTTAGACCCTGAATTTCGTTATAGAAAGAAGTCAACGGGTAGAATAGTTCAATTCTTTATCGGATTGGAATTGTACGCATCCGATAAACAAAGATTACAAGTAAGTGCTCTCAATCAGTTATTTAAATTATTGGGTGGTGGTGATTCAACACCAACTCAGACAAGCGCTCAAGAAATGGAACAAATGTATAGAAAACTAAAAGGATTCTTAGCAAGACATCCAATATTTAAAACATACTTCTTGAGAAAATGTAGAAAGAACAGAGTATTTTTAGAAAATAAATACAAACAATTAAATGGAATACAAATGAAAAAAGTATCTGAAAATATTACTAAACAAAAGGATACAGTAAATATATTGGAGAATAACCTTGAAGATTAGTTACGGAATAACGGTTTACAATGAACACAGAGAATTAGACAACTTACTACATCATTTATCTAAACACATTAGAGATGAAGATGAGGTGGTGATTACACAAGATATATCAAAACTTGGTAGTAAAATTATTCAACA